TTCAGATACACTTCTATCTTGGAATTCTTGTCTTTGCTCAACTCTTGCATTTCTAATAGAAAGAATGTTTTCCTGAACTGTTTCTAGAGTTCCAGAAGAAGTAAAGGTTTCATCAGCCAACGTAGTTGCTTTATCTTGATCATTATCAGGATCATTTGTTATAGTAAAGACTTTTGTTCCAGTTTCAAATCTTGGGAAATTGAAATTATTAGGATTGGGAATATAGAATGAACCACCACAGAATGCTGAAAGATCTGAAAGCAGTCTTACATTTGTAATAGTTGCTAATGCTCCACTAGTTTGACCTCTAAGAACCATTCCACTTTCAACCCATCCTTGATATTTACCTTGTACTTCATTAGATAATGCGAAAGTATCTACATTTAATAAATTAGCAGTACTTGAATAAGATGCTGATAATGATTGATTGGTATAAGGATTTTCACGGAACGTTTTGGTAGGAACATTATATGGACCTTCTCTATGATTTGATTGTGCAACTCTAAATGTTATAGAAGGAATGCTATTTGATGTTACTTGACTTAATCCAGTAAAATTAACTGCACCTCTAACATCCTCACCAACTTGGAATGTTCCAGAAATCATGGATATTTCAATTAATTTGGGAACACAATACTTAGTTACATTTTGTCCATCAAAGAAACCATATAATTGTGTTAATGGTTTAACTTTTTTAGCAACAAATTCAACATTTCTAGATCTCATGAATGGAACAAGATCCCTACTAACTATCCTATCACCTACAGATTCCTGATCAAATTGTTCAGTAACAAGAGTTTGAGATCCAGTTCTTGATGCAGTACCAGTTCGGATAGTTTCTCTCCTAGTTTCTGTTACATCACTCCATGTCCTTGTAGTAAATACCTGTCCATCAGTCCAATTACTCCAACGCACACCTTGACTTCGACCTGTCAGTACTCTCCTAGTGCCACCAGTAAAATCACGAGTTTGAGTTCCTGTCCATGTAGTTTCCCATGCATTCCATATAACAGGTCCAAGACCAGTTTGAGGATCAACTCCTTCATTTCTTGCCAAATTTTCTATCGTGGCAGCATAGTTACCTTCAGTCTGAATAATCTTAGCTTCAATCCTTGCAGTATCTACCCAAGTATCTGATGTAGGATTCAATTCCATAGTTCCATTCCAGAAACTAATTAAGAAAGGAGTGACACTTTCAGACCTTGTAGCAAAATTCTGCTTTAACCATTCAACATCAGCATAATCTAATGTTATACAATCAGATAATTTTCTTACATTAACACCTTCCAGTGTAGAAAATCTTAAATCATCAGCAGTATCATTCCCTACAACAGGACCAGAAATACAATCAACAGCATTAGTATAATGTCTTGGACGTAATTCTTTATGTTTTCTATCTATTGAACAATTAACTTTTACAGATTCTTCTTGAGTTTGGAAAGATGTAAAATTATCAACAAAGAATCCAGACTTAAATCTATTTAATCCATCATTGTCAGGAACAAAAAAGTTAGCTGTATTAGTTTCTAATAATGAAAGAGTTGTATAATATTCGAGGTTCTGAATTCTTCTATCAAGTTTCTTGATATCTGACATCGTGTATCTACGATAATCCAAGAAATGTAAAGAAGCATCCTTTGGAGAATATAGATATGGAGGAAGATTAACGGTTGCTACTTCTATTGCATTATCAACAGGAACTGGTGTCTTAGGAGATTCTGATGCTTCACCAAATTTAATTTGGAAAGTTCCTTCTTTATTTAAGAAAATCCTATCAATTCGAGGAAGATAGAATGAAAAATCTATAATTATAGATTCATCTGATGCTAAAATATTTGGTACAGAATCTCCAGATCCAGTGAAAGTTCTTCCAAGGAATTCTAAAGGAGATCTATCCCCTTCCGAAACTGATGAAATTGGTACAACTCTTGGTCGGATATCAATAATATCTGCAACAGATTCACCATTAACTACTGAAAGACCTGTTGAATAATTGAATTGATCATAAGAATTAACTGTAACAATATCTCCACTATCATTAGAATCAAAAGATCCACTTTGATAATATATTTTTATTTTTTTAGATGGTGCATCAGCATCAAATTTTTTATGAATTGTTCCATAATCATAAAAAGTTCCTTCACCACCAGTAGAAAAATCATAATTTGGTGATATATCAAAACTAGGAGAATCTAAAGTTGAAATAACTGCTTGTGCTGAAGACTCTTGAAAAGTTATAGTTTCACCTTCTTTAAATAAAAATTTATTTCTGTAGATAAAACTAATTTGAGAATCATTTACCTTTTCTGCTACAATTGCTACAGCTCCACTATCTTGCCCAACCATAGTCTCACCAATCAACAATTCATTGGTAGTTGTAGATTGTGTAGCTATTGAAGAAAGAATTACTTTTGGGCATGATGGATCACTTGTATTTGCTGATTCAAAAATACCATGAACCATTACAATATCTGGAGCATTAATCGATATAGTCTCATCTTGAACTCTAGTTCCATATGGATAATTTCCATATGTTAATCCATCATTCAATGTTGTTGCTCCAATTCCAGATCCTTGAGTTTTTGAATAATTAATAACAACAGATTTAACTTTATTGTTTATTTTTTGTTTTGCTTTTGGTTTTGCTTTTTTAATAGTAGCAATAAGAGTTGCACCATTATTAGATTGTGATGGAGTTGTTAAACCACGAATTTGACATGTATTACCAGTTCCAAAATCAAACTGATCAGCAGTCAAATCATAAGTAGTCCCATCAGCTCCAATTAATGAATATCTTTTTGGTTGGAAAGGTTGGAAAGATTCGTTATCACTTAATGTAGGTAATGGAGTATTTAATTGCCCATTACTAATAGTTACATTAAAACTTCTTCTTATAACAATAGTAGCAGAAGTTAGATCTACATTTGAAATATTTCTCTTAGGAAGAGGTGTGAATAAAGTATTATCAGATGAAGGATCTAATAAAGTTGTCATCACCCTCAAATCATTTACATTCTTAACAGATGTTTTTGGAAGTGTTCCATCAACTATTCCAGTTACAGTAGTAACACCTGTAACATTAACAAAAGAAGCACCAACACTTACCACTCTGGCTGTAATTGGATCTTGTGAAAATTCTAAATCTGTATATTGTATTAAATTACCAATAGTTGTAATTCCTGGGAAATTTGGATTAGTACTCTTAATAATTGATTGATTATCTGCATGAGTAACCATACCTACAGTTGCTACTCCAACTGAGAATAATACTGAGGGAACTACATTAGCATTAAAGGTATTGATACCAACTAAATTATCATCAGTACCATAAACTGATTTTACATCCGAAACAGAATACTCAGTAATACCTACAGCAACTCTTCCATTATTAATACCATTAATAATAATTTGCTCATTTTTTATAAAGTTTCCTGTTTTTTCATAAACAGTTAGTCCCAATCCAGCAGTCACAGATCCTTGTAAAAATGCTTTTGCACCACTTCTTTTTCCTTCAATAATAGCAGGGACGGATTGTGTTATTGGATTATTTAATTTCAATTCAGTAAATGTTTGTACATCATATAAAGCAAGTTCCCATTCATCTAGATTTGAATTGTTTGAATCATAATTTTGTGATTCTAATCTAAAATCATATACTCTTGCAAATCCAATTTCATTTCCAGCAGCATTTTCTTGATTAGATCCTTGTCTTTCATTTCTTAAACTTAGAACATATGTACTACCAATACCTACTGTGGGAGTTCTATATACACTATTGAGTTTGAAAGTTGGACCAGTATTATAAATTATGGACTGATTTTCTATAAGTTTTGTATCTCTAGTTTTAGGACAATCAATAAATGTTGGATTTAGCATTTCAATTTCATATCCCTTCACATATGCTTTTCCTGGAGAAATTTTGTATATAGCTAAATCATCAGATGGTGTTCCCCCACCAGGTGTAAATTGACCTGCTTGAAAAATACCCCTATTTCCAATATTATCATCTAAAGAATTAAAAACTGTAATATCAAATGGTTTAATATCATAATTACCACTTTCATCATAAGTTCTTCTTGCAAGAGTATCTGTCAAATCTATTGAACCTGATCCTCCACCACCAGCAATTATTAATCCATTAC